GAATATGCAGGATTTGTGTTTCAAGTTGGTAAAGTCCCTAAAAAAGAAGTCAAAGAAAAGACCTATGATGATTCTGAAGCAAAAGCTGAAATTGAAAAATTAAATAAATCTATTTTGAATAAAGATCTTAAGATTAAAGATCTTGAAAAACAAATAGAAGTTGAGGTAGGTTCATCAAAAGAATGGAAGAAAAATTATGATAATTTAATAGCAAAAAATAAGGATGAGGATACGAAAGTTGAAATTCAAAAGAAAGATGATATCATTGCTAAATTAGAAACTAAATGTTTGTTACTTGGTAAACCTCATAAAGAATTAGTTGAGACGGCTGTAAAAGCAGGGTTTGATGAAAAAGAATATAAAAATTTTAATAACCAAGAATTAGTTGATTATTTAATCAATAAATTATAATGGCAAGAATCACCTATAATATAAATTATAAGAAGAATGATGGTAAAATTTTTTCTGCACAAGAATTGATTGATCTTTATTTGTATGGTGTAAGGATTAAATCTAAAGATGGGTCTCAATTATCTGATGAGACAATATTGATGTATATTAATTCAGCAGTACAAGAAATAGAAAAATATCTTGGTATAAAGATTATAAAACAATTTGTTGAAGAGACTGTTGATTATTATAGAGAAGATTATGCAAATAAGAATTTTCCTAAGATTAAAACTACTTATTTTGTAAATGAACCATTGTCTATGATAGGTCAATTAGGAACTTCAAGTCAGATAAAATATCCTCCAAAATGGCTTATTTCTAAGAGTAGTAATAAAGAATTATATAGAAAGACAATTAGTATAGTTCCAGTTGCATCTGATCCTGTCACTATGGAAAGTGGAGATTTGTTGTTGACAGGATTTTATTCACAAGTTGGTACTCTTCGTTATAAAGATATTCCATCTTATTTTAATGTTCAATATATTACAGGATTTAATGAGATCCCTTATGATATTTTAAATGTTATTGGAAAACTTGCCGCTATAGGGTTGTTTAATATTGCAGGTGATTTAATTTTAGGGGCTGGTGTAGCAAGTATGAGTTTAGGAATTGATGGGCTAAGTCAATCAATAAGTTCAACAAGTTCTGCAACTAATAGTGGATATGGGGCAAGAATAATTCAGTATAAAAAAGAAATAGAAGATTCTTTGAAAAGGCTAAAATTGAATTATAGGACAATTAATTTAACAGTATTATAATGAGACAACAATCCGCACCAAATGTTATAGGCCAAAAATCACCAGAATTTGTGAAAGAAAATTTTGATGCAGCAATTTGGAACAAAGGGTATGATGTTATTGTTGAAAAAGCAATTCGTTGTCCTTGTAAAACAAGAACTGGAGCTAATTTGCCAGACTGTAACAACTGTAGAGGGTTTGGTTGGGTATTTGTCAACCCTATAGAGACAAAAGCCCTTATGACGTCTTTAAATGCTTCAAATAAATATAAAGCTTGGAGTGTTGAAAATATTAATCGTGCGAATGTAACTCTTATGGGTGTTAATAGGTTAAGTTATTTTGATAGGATTACATTAAAAGATGATTATTCTGAATTATCTGAAAATCTTGAAGTAAAAAAGTCAAGCACAGGTAAAATGTTTGTGTTTACATCCTATAAGATTACAAATATTTTTATTATATTTGAGTTTGAAAATTCAACTATGCCTTTGGTAAAGATTTCATCAAACGATTATATTGTTGAAGATTATAAGGTTGTATTTAAGGATGGAATTATAGACTGCGGAAAAATAGTATCAATAAGATATGAATATAATACACAATATAACGTTCTTGATGTAACACATGATATAAGGTCCTCTAAAAACATAAATTCTGATGGTAATTTAGAAAATATAAAATTACCAATAATGGCAGTTGTACAAAAACCGCATACAATTTTTGATAAACCAAATTTTACGGGTGATAATATAATAGATAATAGCTGGAAATGATACCAATAAAAATTGACATAAGAGATTTAATAAATGAGTTCTCTCTTAAAGGGAGACAAATAGATATATTAAAATCAAATCTTTTAGATGTTGTTGTTGCTAATTATGTTGACATTTGGGAACATAAGGTTATGTCAGAATTGCATAGTACTAAGAGGCAATATTTAGATGCAATTTATGTCAATAGGTTAAATGAATTTACAACAATTGTTGGGTTGAACCCGAAAAGCAAATTAGCTTTAATGGTTGAAGGAGGGACAAGTCCTTTTGACATGAAAAATGGATTCAAGAATAGTAAGAATGTTAAATATAATTCAAAAGGAAAATGGTATTTAACTGTTCCGTTTAGACATGCTACTCCAGATGCAATTGGTGAAAGTGAAATATTTTCAGGTAAGTTGCCAAGAGAAATATATGATTTAGCTAAATCGAATTATAAGAGTGGTATTGTCAGGGGGTTGATTAAACAAGAACTTCCGTTGGAATTTCAAAAAAATGGTTCAAATCCTACTACTGGTTATAATCATAAAAATAGTATTTTTGAAGGGTTAAAAAGGGTAGAAAGTTCTTCAACAAAAAAAGAAAATAGAGGAATGTATGTGACATTTAGGAGAGTAAGTGAGAAATCTGATAAAGGGTCATGGGTGCATAAAGGGTTTGTAGCAAGAAATTTGATGGAAAAATCTTTAAATTCTATGGATATACCAACAATTGTAGATAATGTAACAAATAATTTTTTAGCGGATATATGAAATTACCAGAATTGATTTTAAAACAGATTATAGATGAATTGTTGTCCTTAATTACTACTGATTATAATAATGCTTCTTCAGAAGAAGATACGTTCTTATATCAAGTATTTAATGGTAATGTGTTGGATGGATTTGATTTTTACAAACAGGCTAGAGAGGTTTTTTTAAGGACTTCTGATAACCCAAGAAAATTGGAAACTAGAATAATGTTCGATGCATCTAGAGCTAAATTGCCTACTATACATGTTGTTTTACCTTCAGAAAATTTAGGAAAAAATAATTCATTGGGTGTAAATAGATCTGATGAAAATTTTGTTAGATCAGATGATGTTTTAACACCATTATATGGAAGATCATTTGATATAATTTATCAATTGGCAGTAACATCTGGAAATCCAATGGAAACTATTTTGATTTATCAAGGATTAAAGGCTGGGTTGATTGCCATATCTGATTCATTAGAATATAATGGATTGAGACTTCCTAATTTGTCAGGGAATGATTTAAATATTGATGATGGGCTTATGCCAAATGTTTACACAAGAGCATTGTCGGTAGAAGTTGATTTTGAATTTAAAGTTCCGTCTTTAATAAAACATACAATGTTAAATAAAATAATTTTTGAAAAACCAGAAACTTATGAAAAATGATGAAAAATCTACTGATAAAAAAGTAGAAAAAGAAACTAAAATTACAGTACAAAATGAAAAATTGTTGTCTTCATTTGATATTTGTAACATTTTAAAATTAAATAATAATAGTCGTGACTATATTATTTTGAATTATGAAAAATTTTTATTAACTTTAAAAAGTTGGAAAACTCTTTTAAATGAGAAGGGGTTATCCTTTTAATTTGACAAAATATAAATAATAAAAAAAAATATGGCTTCGAAAGTGTATTTTAATGGGAGGAAGATAATTCTTCCGGGAACTTATTCAACTATAAAATCTGGTTTGTCTAATCCACCACAAAATCTTGATTATGGCAAAATCATGATTATAGATACCGGAATAGGTGCTGGGTTTGGTGGTGGATCAGGTATTGATGGTGAGAATTATAAAAATTCAGATTCTGTATATGAATTTACAGATATACAAGCATATAGAGAGTTTTTAAAAGGAGGGATTCTTTGGAAAATTGCAGAACCATTATTTAAACCAAATGGCAATAATGCTGGGGTGAGCACAGTATATCATGCGAGAGCTGCATCAACTACATCAGCATCAATGGAATTTGCACCAACAGGTGGTGGTTCAAATGGGGGTACAGTGACAATTAAAGTTAAAGACGAAGGTTTAGTCGGTAATGGTGAAACAAACGCATCTAAAACTGAATTGTATTTAGGATATGGATATACATTTGAAACATCAACAGTAGATTCTACTAAATTTGTTTTAAAATTTTTTAGAGGAACCTTTAAGGGTACTGCTGATGATGGAATACCATTTAATGAAACAGAGAAAGAAGACACAAAAAGAGAACTTCTTTTTACTTCTTCTGAATTTGAAAATATGGAAGAAGTTTTATATTGGATGAGCACAAATAGAGATTTTAATTCTGTTTTTACTTTTTCAGCAGGTTCATCAATTGGTGATGGGTC